TGAATCCTTGCCAGGGCGCCCGATCATCTGAAAATTCTCAACGATCACGGATGTGCTCCATCGCTTTTCTCCCTGCTTATCCGTAAACTCTCGAGTCTGGAGCCTGCCTTCCAAGTAGATGCTGGAACCTTTTCTCATGTAGTCGTTGATAATCTCCGCCTGTCTGCCGTAGGCTGTCACGTTATGCCATTCGGTTTGCTCGACGAGGTTCCCGTCTTTCCCCTTGTACTTTCGAGACGTAGCCACAGAGATTAGTGCCATAGAAGTTCCGGAGGCTTCAGACTTGTAGATCTTCGGATCCTTGCCGAGATTCCCGAGGAGAATCACCTTATTTACAGATGCCATTTATTTCTCTTCCTAGTTATTCAAAAAATTAAGAATCCGATCAGCCAGCTGCTTATCCTCCCCCTCGAGCAGTGCCTTATCCTGTGCGATAAGAACCAGATACCACTCGAATAGGATCCGCCGGGCTTCTTCTCGGGAAAGGGTTAGGGTCTTGGTGTCAGGCATTTGCGGCCTCCAGATTCATAAGGCTCTTGTACTGGGTTTCTACTTCGCCGAGGAAAGCCTTACAGGCTTCCAGTGTGGCGGCGAGGTGCTCGGCAGTAGGTTGATATCTCCGGACAAAGAGCGTAAGCCCGGGGGCTCTGGCTTCCAGCCGAGGGTCATAGTCGACGTAATCGCACCACTTCCTCCCGGTGCAAATCAGCTGCACGTCCATCTGAGTGAGGTACTCCGGAGCGGGGACTCCTGCCGCTACTCGGCGCAGATGCGTGACAGTCTGGGGGCATTTGATTTCTACAAGTCCATCCGATCCGACAAGCCCATCAGGAGAAGCCCCGAGCCAGGGGATATCTGGGTGAGGGATGAATCCGACCAGATCCACCATCTCGCCCGTAGCGGCCTCATAAGCCGCGCGCGCTTCTGCCTCGTGGTCTATCCCCCACTGCATGGCCCACGTCGTCCCGACGCTTTGGGCGATCCCAGTAGCCCGCTCAGCGATAAGCACGTCAATTAAATCCTGTCGGGATTTGAGTGGCTTCCCGGTCTTCGCCGATACAGCCAAAGCGTCAGCTGCCCGTGAAGCTGTGAGAGATCCGCAACGATCGGAGAACCATTTAGCTGTACGCTGGAGAGGGTTAGAGCCGCTCTGTTCTGCTCTGCTATCCGTGAAATTATTAGTAAGCATTGCCATCTCCTTCACCATTACCCGCTACTTCCTTAAGCTTCTCGTGCTCTCCTGAGTCAACGAGGGTTTTACGCTCCGCATGCTTAAGCCCTTTGAAAAAGGTCTTATAAGAATCAAGTCCGCACATGGCGGCGTCCCGTGCCCGGTCAAGCAGATCCTGAGGGACGGGCGGCGCCGTGATAGCTGTAGCCTGTTCGGCGTCTGGGTCGGGCATTCCATAAACCGGGATGCAAAAGACCTGGAACATGGCATTCTTAAAGGCGTAGCTCATTGCTTTCCCGCTCGCTTTGTCGCTGCTGTCCAACCCTTCGCCTAGCGTCTGCACCGTGAAGAAGCTCCCGTCCTCCGTGCTCACAAAACGATATGTAACTGTCGCTCTGACAAGGCGCTGAACTCCTCCCTTCTGAGTGCTGACCGTCTGCTCCGGTGCCTGCTCAATCTTCTCGGGGAAAATAATCAGGTGGTGCTGGTGCAGGAGCGGATTCAATGCCGCCAGAACGTCCTCAATCGATCGGTATGAGTACCGCAGGCCATTGGAGGAACGCTTGCCAATGCCTTCACGCCCAAGCGCCCGGGATACCTCCAGAGCGGCGCTGAATACCTTTGCTGTGGCAGTTTCATTAGTCATTTGTGCCGTCCTTAGATGATGTGGATATCGAGGATCCCGAAGAAGGCGAGAAGCGCTGCCGTGATCACGAAGACCGAGAGGAAGGTGACAGCGGCTTCGAAGATCCATCCGAGGATCTCCTTAGCGGTGTCCTCCTCCATGAGGCTCTCGGTCGCTTCACGCTCGCGGCGGGCGGCTTCGTACTGGTCCATGATTCCCTCCTTATTCCATGTCTGTCTCCTGTTAATCGATCAGCTCGCACTCGGCGAAATTGGAGGTGACGCTGATTCGGTAGGTGTACATGAGGGCTCCTTGATGTGGATTTCTGTTGACAAAACAAACTTTATACTTGTTTCTAAACGTTGTCAACATATCGCAACACAGCCCGCCTAAAATTTGATTTTTGTCAACAAATAGGCAAAAGAAAAGCCGCCCGAAGGCGGCTTGGAAAAGACTTTGAAGGGCTTATAGGCTAAAGCCGTTGAAGGTGTACACGACGCGCCCGATGATTGTTGTGCGCTCCAGCACGTCCTGAGTGATTTTTTGTGGAGGGTATCTTGGGTTGTCGCTTAAAAGAGTAATTGTACCGTCCAGATTGCGCTGGATACGCTTTATCAAAAGCAGGTCATCAGCTCGTAGGCAGTAGACCCCTTCACGTCGAAGCTCATTTTGGTTTCTGTCTACGAAGCAAAAAGCGTTTGAGGCAATCGTCGGCTCCATCGAGTCGCCGGAGCTCGGGACGATATTTATATGCGATATGGCAGATACACCAGGGAGCCCCTTTAGAAACCAAACTGCTACATCCAAGAAGCCAGAAATGATGTCGTCAGAGGGCGCGATTTGAGCGCCACACCCTGCGCATGCATCGTAAACTGGGATCCGGATATATCCATCCTGAGCCTCGCCCACGCGGCTTTTTGTAATCGTCTCTGGGAGAGAGTCTTGGTCTCCAGACTTCAGCCACAGAGGAGTAGTCCCTAGGACTTCTGCGACCTTCGTGAGTGCTTCTGGTGATGGCTCATTTCTCCCGGTCATCCAGTAGCTCACACTTTGCCGGCTTTTACCGACAGCCTCAGCAAGGCTTGCCGCAGATACCCCACGCAAGACCATCAGGTCAGATAAACGCTTAGACAAACTCATGGCAACCTCCGTCATTAAATAGTAACAAAGTGGTGACAGAGAGAGAATAATTTGATTGTTGCTTATTGTTGACTTATACTTAAATAAAAATCAACAAAAGGCAAATTTTATGGCTATCACGAATCCGACTGAGTTTGTCCTTGAGTCGCTCGGATGCTCCCAGACTGATCTAGCAAAAAAGCTGGGGGTGCAAAGAGCGACGGTCTCTATTTGGAAAAAGCGCGGAGCCATCCCGGTAAAAAGCGTGAAGCGAGTTGCTGAGGTGACAGGCATCCCCGCATATATCTTGTGCCCGGATTATTTCCCGGCGCCGCCGATGAGTGTTGGATCCCCGGATCCTGCTTCTTCTAATCGCGATTAAAAGCAGGCAAGCCGATGTCATACCGTCTAGTCCAAGCCTGTATGGATATGCGAGGAGAGCCCCTTTCTTCTACGGAGTGGCGTGTATTTCTCGTGCTGTGCCGCTATGCAGGGGAAGATAGCACTTGCTTTCCGACACGGCAGACGATCGCTGATGCAGGGCGTCTAAACGTGCGCTCTGTAATCGATGCTCTTCATACGCTCAAAGAAAAAGGCTGGATCGACTGGACTCAGCCAGCTGGGAAAAAGCGCACTTTCTCCATCTTTACCAGCAAGATGATGACCTACCTTACACCCGTGCAGGAAAGTACACCCGTGCAGGAAAGTACACCCGTGCAGGAAAGTACACGGGAGGGGTGCGGAAAAGTACACCCGGGGGGTGCAGAAAGATGCACGGGAGGGGTGCAGGAAAGTGCACCCGAATATGTCATAGAAGAGGTCATAGAAGAGGTCAAAGAAGAGACTCCCCTACCTCCCCCCTCGCCTGCGGCGAAGCGGGAGGCACAGACACACCTCTTCGTCGAAAGAGAAAACCAGAACTCATCAGGCATTCAAACCTCCGGAGCTCGGTGTCGAGCTCACCGAGTCCGCTTTCAGAGACTGGATGACGGTACGCAAGGCAAAGCACTCACCGCTCACTGAAACCGCGTGGAAGCACTTTAAAGCGCAGGTCCTCAGATCCGAGCTGAGCATCCAGCAGGCGGTAGAGCTTTGTGCGACCAAGGGATGGATTTCTATCAACGCCGAGTGGCAGGCGGTTAAGGACTATCAGGCTGAATTCGATTCTCGCTCCAGCAATGACAGGAAGGTCGATTTTGTCATCAAAGCTCTGGGGCTGACTGACAACAGGAAGGAAACTGAAAAATGACAGGCTTCAAGTACGAAGGCTCCGACGTCAAAAAAATCAGTGAGCAGCTTTTGGGGCTGGCCGACCTTCTGGACGGAAGACCCCCATCAGAAAAGGCACTGCTTCTTTGGCTTTCTTGCCTTGAAGACGAAGTCCCCGCATGGGCGGCTATCTCTGCGCTTACCGACTGGCCAAAGAGGCACAGCAAAATGCCGGCACCGGCCGACATCGTGAAGACTGCCCGGGAAATCCGAGAACGCGCTCTGGAGAAAAAGACCCACCAGGCCAGCGCCAGTGAAATTTCTGTCGCTGAAGTGCGCCCTGCGGATCCTGCCATTGCCCGGGCTGTCGACCACAGCCTTAAGGCCATCAGGGATCTGGGGGCGCGCCCGAAAGACTTTTGGGAGTGGGAGGGGATCACCGCGATTGCCGCGGGTCGTCCGCTTTCTGGGATAAAGCGGCGCTACCTCGAGACTCAGTACGGGGAGAAGCTCGGGGATCCTGCCTTCCTCAGATCCATCACGGGCAAAGTCCGGTCGAGGCTTTACCTTGAGGCTCACCTGCCGAAGCCAAGCGATGCCCTGCCCGATGAAATGTGGGGAGCTTCAGTCGTGGGCTCTGCGACTGCAGGCAGCGGGCAGCGATCTGCCGAAGAGCGCACTCAAGTATCTCGAACCCGGTTATGTGGAGGGGAAAGAATGAATGAGTGAAGACCAAAAGGGCAGAGACGGCCAGTATCAAAGGCGCCGTGGGTCCCCAGATGGATAGGTGGGGGGTGGCGGCCGCTGCCATGGGGAATTCTGAGGCTGTTGCCTATCGGGAGGGCGTTTGGATCCACCACTCACTCGCTTATCCGGTTTATTTCGCGAACGTCCCGTCCGTTGGGGTGGTTGGGGCCTCGAACGTCGAGGCGCTGGTTCGGCGGATCCGGTATCTCCGCAGGAAACTCAATTTGGCGGCGTCCGGGGGCGATTCAAACGCGTCAGGAGATTCGAAATGAGATTTTCAGTACAAGAGGGCGGCGACGGAGAAGAGAGGGCAGGAAGGCGCCTTCTCGCCCCGGGAAACGGTATCAAAGGTAAGGATAGGAGTACGGCATGGCATCAGTAAATCGTGTGACCCTTCTGGGACGCCTGGGGAGAGACCCCAAGACGAGCGACGCGCAGGGGCTGGCAATCTGCCGCCTCGCACTCGCAACGTCCCGCCGCTACAAGGATCGTGACGGCAACCGCAAAGAGGATACGGAGTGGCACAACGTGGTGGTCTTTGGCCGTCAGGCTGAAATCGCCCAGCAGTATCTCGTGAAAGGCTCTGAGGTCTATATCGAGGGGCGGCTGCATACGCGAAAGTACACGGGCAAGGACGGTATCGAGCGTTACGCGACAGAGGTTATCTGCGAGTCCCTGCAGCTGGGGGCAAAGCCTCAGGGAACGGTGCCTGCTGCGTCCACTACGACAGCCCAGTACGCCGCGGCGAAGGGGAGAGATCTCCCTCGGAACACCGCATCTGCCGCTAACGAGGACGTCCCGTTTTGATGGAGGGTGGAATGATTCTCAGGACTCAGCATAAGAACTACGGCCTCACGGCTCTCAGAGCGAAAGGCCGGATGAAGAAGGGAGAGCTTAACCGAACCGAGTCAGCATACGCGATGTACCTCGAGGGCGAGAAGCAGGCCGGAAGAATCGCGGACTTCTGGTTCGAAAGCCTAAAACTGAAGGTCGCTGATGGCACTTGCTGGTACACGCCGGACTTCATGGTTCTCCTGCCGGATGGGAGACTGGAGCTGCATGAGGTCAAGGGCAGCCCGCGAGTTT